TCATCACTTTTGGATCATTAGCATTATAACGAATCCTATAACCATCTCTACCATACTCAACGGTATAGGAAGTATAATTTCCTACAGGTAAGTTAGGAAAAAGGGGACGATTGATCAAATGACCAACCATCCCCAAGTGTGCTATTCCAAATAAAGTACCTACACCAATAGCAGCCCACTTAAGTGGTGATTTTGGTGGTGTGATATTTGGTTTCATTTTACATCTCGTTTAATTTTTTATCTAAATCTTTTAATTCAGAATAATACTCACAAGGATATTCTATTGAAATTTGATCACCTTGCATCATCAAATCAGTTCGACAAATACCATTACCAATTTCCATGTGTCCAACAATAAACAAAGTAAGTAGCATCATTGTTCTATACCGTAGGCATTACAGGTGGTTCGCCGTCCTTTTTAGGAGCAGCAGTTGAGATTTGGAGAGGTGCTTGTTCAATACGAATCGTTTGAGCAGGAGCAGTTGAAGCTGCCGCAGCAATCAGTTTCTCCAAGTCTGCCTTGGATACACCGCCAGCATTACCCATCTTCATAGTTCCATCGCCAGACTTCTTTGCAGTCTGAACACCGAAGGTAGCAAGAACTCCAGTGAACACAGACGCAATGAAAGTAGGATCAAGTTTCTGCTCGGGAATACCAAAAGCAGGTGGAAGTTTAATATAAGCAAGAGTCAAGATACCACCAGACCAGACAAGAATACCAAGTCTGACCATAGTGCTGATTGCTTCTAACTGACTTTCATGATCAGTAGCAGCATCTTTAATTTTTCCAAAAAAACCTTTTTTCTTCTCTTCTTCTTTAGAAACTTCTTTTACTTCTTCTGACATTGGTGGCAGGCATCGCACTGCTATTTATTCAAAAACAGGATTTACTGGAGGATTCCACTCATCCCGTACTGCTTTCATAACATCTTTAGGGACACCATAGTATCCCATATGCATCCAGACACAATCAATATAGCGAAGATCTTCACGATCTGCATCTAATGTAAATGCATCGCAATAATAAATGATGTCTTGTGGAACCTCAACTTTTTTCCAAGTCATAGGTTCTTCAATAAAGAATGGTATAGTCATTTTGAAATTTTAGGTTTTTTAATTGGCCAAGTTAGGTTCATTGTGTATGTTAAAGCAAAAGCAAACCCAAAGACAAATAAATGTTCCATCAGTTCATAAATCCTTCTTCGCGCAACCACTTCTCAGTTAAAGGTGTTGGTTCATAAATCTCCCACATCTTACCAGTGGTACAAGCATCAAGTGCTTTAGCAGTCATACCTTGAGTCATACCTGCCCATTTTGCTTCTGCCTCAAAGGGAACAGCAGACTTAGGATAACTTTTCTTTACAATATCACGCCAGACTTGTGGAACCTTTTCCTCTGGATAGATAAGAGCAATCAAACTATTCTTGATAGTTCCTGCCATACAGTCTTGTGCAGAGTGCCATCCTTCATGACGCATTACAGTCATAAGGACATGCGGACGATGCACAAAAGCATCATTCAGATAAAAATTGTTTGATACAGTGTGATAAACACCACGATGTCCAGGGGGAAAATACTTTTCGTTCCCTAGAAAAACCATAACTCCGACCTTATCAAGGGATACCAACATCGAGTTAAACTCGTCAGCAACAAGATCAAAATTAGAATCAGGAAACTCTTTACGAATATCGTCGATACTCTTGATTCGTTGGACATCTTTGGTGCATTCTCGTGTAATCATGCAACCCAAAGAGTCCATCGTATAGAATCCTTTTTTGAGTTTTGGTTCAGCAAAAGCAGGCATCACAAAAGATGCTGCTGCTAACATAGACAAAGCAAGTTTTTTCATAGTCCAGGAACAGAAGGAATAGCACCACCAGTTGCTGATGGCATTTTTGGCATAGCACCCTGAATCATACCAGGAAGTGCTCCAGCAACTGCATCTGTTGCTGCTTTAACAGCCTGCTCCTTAGCAGATTCGATCAGTGCATCTTTGTTCAGAAGAACATAAGTGCTTCCACCAATCAAAGCTAAAGAAGTTAAACCAGAAAGTAAAGCGATTGCGTTAATTACTTTTTGCATAGTATGCCTCGTAATATTTTACAATGCCAAATGTAGTAGCATTGCCTTGTGAAACCCAATCATGAGCACACTCATAAATGGATTGACTGGAATATTTAGGAACACCACCTTCTAAGTAGTGTCCAAATTTAGCAAGAAGAATTTTAAGTGCTTCTGTTCGCACTTTCATTCTATCATCACTGTACCGCCAGTCTTCGTTCATCATGCCCAAACAAGTCTCTTACTATAGTTATATGAATATTGCTCACGATAACCTTTAATACCCCATCCCAACCAATAATAAGCACCAACCATATATTGATGAATTGGTTGTCCATGTCCCTCAAATTCTGGAAGAACTTTCTGGAACTGCGACTCATTAATCATATAACGAGTCTGTCCTTCAAGGCTGCTAGGATTACAACCAAACTTCTTACAGAAGGATCCTAGTCCAGCATATCTTTTCTGAGTAGTCCATTGAATCAAACCATAACCACCACGAAGGCATTTTTCGTAAGGAACAATAGCACCACCTTCACAAACATTAGGACGGAATCCAGATTCTGCTTTGATATTACCCATGATTGTAGCAAGGGCATTGCGATCAGAAATCTTAGTCTTGTCCTGAAGTTCTTTAAGAACATACTGCTCGTTCTTATTGCATCCAGGACACTTCCATTCTTTTTCTACAACCTCAATAGGAATTGCCTTTCCATGATCAACCTTTACATCAACGGAAGCAATTTTAGGAGGTGCTGCAATCTCACTGATGGATGGATAAGCACAAGCAGCAACAGGAATGGTTAGCAGAAGTGGAGCAAATAATTTATTAAGCATTAATTTTAAATAATTCTACATCCGTTATGGAAATCGCACTCCCTACGGCACTTGCATATTTAGCAAAAAGGAGGCGGTTAAGCCTCCTTACAAATCATATCAAGTTTTGAGTGAAGTGTCAAGCAGCAACCGTTTCGCGTGTTGCGGTCTTCACATATTCCAGGACTGCTTCAGGAGTGGTTTCTCCATAGGGATCGTCAGCAGCATTATCAGACCTACCAGGTTCTTCAAACAGTTTCTCAATGATACCATTATCAACCACAGCAGCATAACGCCAGGAACGCTCACCAAATCCAAGATTAGACTTGCGGACTAGTTGTCCCATTGCACGAGTGAAGTGAGCATTGCCATCGGGGATGAGTTTTACTTTCTCAATACCCTGATCTTTTGCCCAGGCATTCATCACAAAGCCATCATTAACAGAGATGCAGTAAATAGCATCGATGCCAAGTTGAATAAACTCTTCATATCGCTCTTCAAATCCAGGGAGTTGATAAGCACTGCAAGTAGGAGTAAATGCACCAGGCAAACTAAAAATAACCACACGCTTATCAGCAAAGAGATCCAAGGATGGTGTAGTAACAAACTCTCCATTCTCACGGAATACAAATTCTACTTGGGGTACTTGATACTGTTCTTTACGCATTTTTACTTCTATCATTTTAGTTAATTGGATTATAAGCGGGAATCATTTTACCCCCGCCAAAGTCATCATCATCGTCAGCACCATTGCTACCAAGGGCACTGATAAGTATCCACATTCCCAGTAACATTGATGCTAACAACAACATCACCAGATACCAGGGATAATCTGGCCAGTGGCAGCATAACTGCCCATTGCGGCAATGATACCAATCATTGCTGCCCAACCATTAATACGTTCTGCTTTTTCATTCATTGTTTTTCTCCTTGATAAGGGTGTTTTTGTTTAAGATCAGGGTTTGGTTGTGAAGGAACAACTGGGTTCCTGGTCACATTTTCAATGACGATAAATGCGTCATTTTGGTAACTAGTAGTTCCATATGGTTTTGCCCATTTGGGATTAGCACCTTCAGTTTGATGAATACCACTGTTGGCAACACCGCCAATCTTTACACGAAGTTCATCATTACCGTCCCATCCAAGTTCTTGGAGGGCAACTCCAAGTTGCCCAAGCATATTAGCACTCACAGGTTCTCTTCTTGTTCGGTGAGGATTACACAGTCGCTGGTGGGATATGCCACACAAGTGAGGACCCAACCATCTGCAAGTTGATCATCATCAAGGAACGATTGCTCCTCATTATCTACGGTGCCACTGATGAGTTTTCCAGCACAAGCCGAGCAAGCACCTGCTTTACACGAAGAAGGGAGATCAACGCCCGCTTCTTCCGCCGCTTCAAGAATGTATTGATCATCTTGACATTCGATGGTAGTTTCGGTGCCATCGGGAGACTGGAGAGTAACATTAAAGACTGTCATTAGTACGTTTCACAGAGTTTTTCTACAGATGCTGCCAGTAAAATAAAAAAGGCAACGGATGTCATTGTAAACAAAAGTGAAGTCATTGTCAAGTATCAAAAAACACCGAAGTAAAGATTGCCAGTCAGGGCATAAGAAAGGAACCCTGCGACAATACCCATCATTGCCCAACGACCATTGGTGCGCTCCTTAACCATGTTAGGGGTGAGCATCCCATAGTTCTCGTAGTACATTACGGGTTCTTTGGCAAACATATTCTGTTGCCCATATTCATTAGTTGTTACAGTCATTGTACTTTTGTAAAGATTTATAACACAATTATATAGCAAATATAAAGGGGTGTCAAGCACCCCCATGTTACGGTTTCCCGACAAATTGTTCATCAGATTACATTAGTCTTTGAAATCTGGATTTTTTCTAAGAAAATTTCTCACATAAGAATTGACATCAGTATCCATTTGATAATGTGCATGAAGGTGAATTCCTTCAATCAAAATAAGTGCT